AAGATTTTGATGGTAATGCTCTTCCAAGAGGCTGGTTCAGTCTGACTACCCCACCAGAAGGGCCTGTATATGGTGAGAAAGCTACTATGCGTGTGTTTATGCGTACTTATTCCTACTTTGTTTGGGATAATGAAGCTAGTGCTTTCTCTTGCCAAACAGTACAGGCTCCTTCCTTTGGCAGTGACTTTTATGACACTGCAGGAGGTAAGAAGTGTGGGAAATTAGACTACAATACCTTAGAGGCATTGCCAAAAGATAGTCCAGAGTGGGCTGTACAGAAGAGTATTAAATGTACTCAGAATCTTTACGGTCTAGTATCTTTTGAGAATGCTGTTAATAAAGATGGTAGCAAAACTACTGTCAAAAATGTTCCTTGCGTGTGGTATGCAAAAGGGGCTAACTTTACACCTGTAGCTGACTGCCTAAAGAGTCTCAGTAGACAGAAGCAACCTATGTGGCTGATGAATATTGGGCTGTCTTCAGTACGGAAGAAGAAAGGTGGAAACATCTACTTCCATGCAGAGCTAACACCTCAGAAGTCAGTGACATGGAGTGAAGAAGATGATGCTCGTATGAGATCATTTATGGAGTTTGTCAAAGGATATAATGATACTGTTATGAAAGCATATCATTCGTCTGGAGAAAAAATAGAGTATGACTCCGTAGTAAATGAATAATCTTATACTGCACAAAGTACAAGGGTTTCTAGATCGTGTCTCAAAAGAAGGGGCCGATCTAGATCCCAAACTTGTAGAAGAATTTAAAGAGGCCTGTGCTACATCTGTAGTACGTCAGTTTGCTAACAAGGACAGCAAATGGAGACCTCGTATGTCTTCTTTAGGTAGACCTTTGTGTCAACAGAAGATGGAACGAGATGGTGCAGAGAAAAACTTTGAGTACAATTCTTTAGTTCGTTTTATGTTTGGTGATCTTGTCGAAGCTATTGCCATTTTGGTAATGAAATCGGCAGGTATAAATATAGAAGCAGAACAAGAGGCTGTAAAATTAGAGCTAGGTAATCATTCTGTTTCTGGTACATTAGATGTTGAGATAGATGGTAAAGTATGGGATATTAAATCTGCAAGTCCTTATGCTTTCGATCATAAGTTTGGAGATATGGGAGGGTATAAGAAGATTAAAGAAGATGATGTGTTTGGATACATATCTCAAGGATACCTGTACAGCCAATCAAAGAATAAAGATTTTGGTGGGTGGATAGTTATTAACAAAGCAAGTGGTGAGTGGGTAGTGTGTGAAGCTCCAGAACTACAAGAAGAGGATAAGAAAGAAGCACTTGATTTAGCAAAGAAGAACTTAAAAGCTTTATTAGGTGGTGAGAAATTTAAAAGATGTTTTACAGATACAGAAGAAACGTACAAAGATAAAGATAAGAATGTTAAGAAGACAGGAAATAGATTGCTATCAAGTATTTGTGGATTTTGTGATTTTAAGAAAACATGTTGGCCTAATGCTATTATGCATAGGAAGGTAGGATCTACAGCACGTTTTCCAAAATCTGTATGGTACAGTAAACTTAAAAAACGGGAGATATAATGCCTATCTATTTTCAGACTGATGTTAGCTTTTCAGATATTTATATGAATGATAATGTGTGGTATGCTTACCCAGATTCTGAAGATAAAAAAGGGGGTACAAATATTATAAGAGAATTAAGAAATAACTTCTCAGCTATTCCTATAAGAGTATGTAAAAGTTTCTACGAAGGAGGCATGTGGAATGACTTTGACTACGACCAAAAGATTGACTTGCTGTCTAAAGATTTAACTAAAGTACAGAGAGTATTAACAAGAGGTGCATTGGTTTGTTTCTACATGGCAGAGTGGACAGAGAACTTAGAGAAGATGAAGAAACATTGCCCAGAAATATTTAACTTTGCTGTAGAGGAATCAGGAGCATTGTTTGATGCCTACCCACCAAAAGATATAAAATTAAAGAGGCCTGACTGATGGACTGTTGGCATTGTGGGACTGAAGTTATATGGGGTGGTGATCATGATATGGAAGAAGAAGAGGAAGACTATTGTATGTCAACAAATCTATCTTGTCCTAAGTGTGGTTCATTTTACATGGTATACTTACCAAAAGATAAGGAAGAAAACACTTGAAGAGAGCACATGGATACCGATCTAATTTTGAATTAGATATAGCTAATCAATTAGCTAAGAACAAAGTACCTTTTTTATATGAAAAAGTTAATTTTGATTATATAAGACACAGTACCTACACACCAGATTTTTATTTAGAAGACCAAGATTTTTACATTGAGGTAAAAGGTTTATTTACATCACAGGATAGAGGTAAACATTTATTAATTAGAAAACAGCATCCAGATTTAGATTTACGATTTCTGTTTATGAATGCTAATAACAAACTGTACAAAGGATCAAAGACTACCTACAGTGGGTGGTGTGAACGATATGACATCCCTTGGTGTCAAGGCTTTGTACCAAAGGAGTGGTTAGAATGATAACAGATAGTGTTAAAGCTAAGTTTGATAAGTATAAAAATACATTACCTAAAGATTCTTATTGTATTATAATGGAAGATACAGATGAAGGTATGATAAACTTTATGTCCTATGATACGTCTGATAAACCTGACGCATCTACAGCCTACCTTATACTACGAGGGCTTATGGAGTTGTTGCAAACACAGGTAGATGATGTTATAATGCATGGGCAAGCTGCTGTATTTAGAGAGATAGATATTATAAAACCAGAGGTGAAAGATAAAATGTATGATAAAGATAACATAACTGTATTGAAGTTTAACAATGATAAGTAGTAGTTCAGAAAGAGAAACTCATGAACAGTACATGGCTAGAATGAGTAGAGAAGAGAAAAGGGACAGAGAGTTAAAAAGATTAAAAGGATCTAAAGCAACGGATGTTCAGGTAGGAGGAGATCATTATAAAGACTTTGAGATTATGCCTATAGAATACATATCAAAAAATAAACTTGACTTCCTTGAAGGAAATATTATAAAGTACATCTCTCGGCATAGAAATAAGAATGGTGCAGAGGATATAATAAAGATTATACACTATGCACACTTAATACTAGAATTAGAATATGGAGAAAAATAATGGCATCATTGTTAGGAGGAAACTATTTACCTACAGAATATCAATCGTTTATACACATGTCCAGATACTCACGTTGGATAGCAGATGAAAATAGAAGAGAAAGTTGGAGTGAAACTGTAAACAGACTTGTTAGTTTTTTTAAAGAAAATGTAGAAGGTGTTGATGCAAAATCTTGGGAGGATATGGAAGAAGCAATACTATCATTACAGGTTATGCCTAGTATGAGAGCACTTATGACTGCAGGTAAAGCATTGGAAAGAGAAAACATTGCTGGTTATAACTGTTCATATATACCGATAGATAATCCAAAAGCATTTGATGAAGTCTTGTACATACTAATGAATGGTACAGGTGTAGGTTTTTCTGTAGAGAGACAGTACTCTGATAGACTTCCTACTATTCCAGACGTAGAGTTTGAGCATACAGAAGATGTAGTATCTGTTGTAGATTCTAAAGAAGGATGGGCAAAAGCATTTAGAGATTTAATATCTTATCTGTATACAGGAAGAGTTCCTAAAGTAGATGTTAATAAAGTTAGACCTGCAGGTACAAGATTAAAAACATTTGGAGGTAGGGCTAGTGGGCCTCAGCCTCTTGTTGATTTGTTTGACTTTACTATTCTTAAATTCAAAGGTGCTAGAGGTAGAAAGCTGTCCTCTATGGAGTGCCATGATATAGTTTGTAAGACAGGAGAGGTAGTGGTAGTTGGTGGTGTACGTAGGTCAGCACTTATATCTTTATCAAACCTATCCGATCAACGTATACGATCTGCTAAGACAGGTGAGTGGTGGTCTACTAATCCAGAAAGAGCATTGGCTAATAACTCTGTAGCCTATACAGAGAAACCAGATGCAGGTATCTTTATGAAAGAATGGTTATCATTATATGAGAGTAAATCTGGTGAGAGAGGCATGTTCAACAGGGCTTCTGCACAGGCAAAAGCTGCTGAGAATGGTAGGAGAGATGCATCTTGGGATTTTGGTACTAACCCCTGTAGTGAAATTATACTACGACCTAATCAGTTTTGTAATCTTACAGAGGTAGTGGTACGATCTACAGATAGTGTAGCTTCTCTTACAAGAAAGATACAGATAGCTACGTTGTTAGGAACTATACAATCTACCTTTACAGACTTTGGTTATCTTAGAAAGAGATGGCAGAACAATACAGAAGAAGAGAGACTGCTTGGTGTATCTCTTACAGGTATCATGGACAGTCCATTGATGAACGGTAAAGAAGGTGTGTTAGAAAAAACATTGAAAAATTTGAGGAGTGTTGCTGTAAAAGCTAATAAATATTGGGCAGAGAAGTTTGGTATAAATCAAAGCACAGCAATCACTTGTGTTAAACCATCTGGTACTGTTAGTCAGCTAGTAGATAGTGCTAGTGGTATACATGCAAGGCACAATCCTTATTACATACGAACAGTACGAGGAGACAACAAAGACCCTCTTACTGAATTTATGATTGCTTCTGGTATTCCTAACGAACCTGATGTTATGAAGCCAGAGCATACAACAGTGTTTTCATTTCCAATGAAAGCTCCGAAAGGATCAGTGTGTAGGAACGACATGACTGCTATTGAACAGCTAGAGTTATGGAAAACTTATGCACAGCATTGGTGTGAACACAAACCCTCTGTAACTATATCAGTTAAAGAGGAGGAATGGGTGCCTGTCGGTGCTTGGTGTTGGGAAAACTTTAGCCATTTAAGTGGTGTTTCCTTTCTCCCCTTTTCCGACCACACGTATCAGCAGGCCCCTTATCAAGATATAGATAAAGCTACCTATGAGAAACTGGTAAAAAAAATGCCAACCTCAATAGATTGGCAAAAGTTACAAGACTATGAAAAAGAAGATAGTACAAAAGGATCACAGGAACTAGCTTGTACAGCCGGAGTGTGTGAGTTAGTAGATATATAATGGCAAGAGAAAGTAAACCAGTATTTGCAACGTCTGATGTAGAGTTGATAAGAGATCTGATATTATTTACTATAAAAACACAAGATGATTTTGCTGTACCCCCTGAAAAAAAGAAACAGTTAGAATCCTTATACCATAGGTTAGGAAGATTTAATGGCTCAGAAAGATGATAGCTTACTATTTAATTTTACTGTTAAGCTTACACAGGCAGGACATGTATCTGTAGAACACAGTCATGTAGAGCCTAGTGAGTTTAAAGAAGTGATGGACAAGTGGAATAAACAATATGAAAACACTGAGATATTTGTAGCTTTGTTAGAGTACTTGTCCACACACACGTCTGTTATGGAGAAAGATATTCGTAAGATTCTTCATTAAGAATATTTAGGTTTACGTATGCCTCCACCTTTAGCATACTTTTTCATCTTACCACCGTACATCTTTTTCTTCTTCTTTTTTTTCTTTGGCTGTACGTAGCCTCCCATATTCATCATACTCATACCTTCTGTATATCCTCCTGTATTTTGATCTACAGGTTTTACGTTAAATTTATTTTCATTAACAGGCTCTTGTTTTCGTTCAACAATAGGATATGTCTGAGTATTTCTACGAGGCATAGGATCATATCTTCTATTTCCATATACTCTTTGAGACAATAGAGGTGCAGCACCTTCAAATTCTCCCATTCTTTTTCCAGAAACATTTGTAGGAAAATAGCCTCCTGCTGAATTTACTTTTTCAGCCTCTACTCTTTGAGCTCTTGCTCTTATATTTGCAGGAGAATAGGTTCCTTTGTAATCAGATCTAATATCATAGGCTTCTGGATAAGGGCCTTTAGATGCTACTCTTCTATCTATTTCTGCTTGAGGTAATTTGTAACTTCCAACATCTAAAACTTTAGGAATTTCTTTTTCAATAGTTTCTTTAGATACCACTTGATTGCCTCTTTTTATAGGAAGATCTTCTCCTACTAAAAATTTAATTAAGTCACTAATAGAACCATCACCTATAGTTATTTTATTTGGATTACGTTTAGGTCCTGTTCCTCTTGCCATAGCTTATCTCCTAACTGGTCTTGTACCACCACCTCTAGCATACTTTTTAACCATTCCTCCACCATACATTTTAAGAGGTTGATTATCATCACTGAAAGCCTGCAAAGGTTTACGTAAAGATTCCATGTTCATTGCATCTGTTACAGGTGTTGGGGAAGATACTTCTCCCCCTATATTAGACACCCCACTTTTATTAGTGTTGTTAGTTTTATTTTTTTCTTCGTAAGGATTAGCCATCGTTATTTTTAGCCTTTCCTACGTTAGCTCCTATAAAGTTTACGATGTCTAGTAACCATTGTACGATTCTATCGTCAGACTTATTAGGTGTGAGTGTAGCAATTACAGCTGCAGAGCCTACTACACTTGTAGCTGCTGCTAACCATCCCTGCCAGTTAGTCATTATGTATGTCATCATACTTACTTCTTCCATTATTTTACTCCTTTATAGTTGTTATTGGAAGTTCTTTGCATTAAGGACTGGGCATTCCCATATCAAATACCCTGTCCATTTGCTTCTCAAAAGATTGTCGTTGTTCTTTTCCTTCTGCTCTTCTAACATACCTGTCTCTTTCCCAACCTCTTTCCCATTGGTACTTATACTCATCTGTAGTAGCTAAAAACACTTCAGGTATCCATGCAGTCATTTTATCTGTTGTTGTTATTTTGTTTATAATAGGTTTACCAGTTACAGCCATGTAAGCTA